GCCGCACGATTGGGCCGACGCTGTCGATTTCGACCATCGGCTTCGCAAGGGCAAATTGCCGGGAGTGACGGGCGATGCTTATTTGCACCGACGCTTCAAGCCCCTGGAGGAGGCTATCCTCCACGATTACGACCCGAACCAGTTGCCTCTCTTTGACGAGTTTGAGGAGGAGTGCGAGGGGATGTGCGGCCTATGATCCACCTGACGAGCCAGCACCGCAACCGCCAGGTAGAGGTCGTCTACCACCTGGAACCGGAGGACCGCCAGCAACACCGGACGGATGGCGAGATTTTCCGCTACGAGCTCTCCCGCACCGCCCTCGGTATGGGCATCGAAGACCAGGTGGCTTTTATCTGCGTGGTGGGGGAACGCACCTACTGGCACCCGGACCAGAAGACGCGACCTTCTAGGCTCTACGTGGTCTTGGATGAGGCCGAACCGCGCACCCCCGCCGAACTCTTCGACAAGGCCGTCGAATTCAAGGACCGCTACCTCTGTCATAGGGCCTATATGCCGGATCAACCGGAAGGGTTGGTCGATGCGGCCCGTCGCCATGAAGGACTCTGCTGGTATCAGTTTCAAGACGCCTTCCTCAACCGGGAGCGGTGGCCTACCTACGTCGATTCGGCCAATAAGGCGGGGTTGACCGAACTGAAGGTGCCGGGGGCGGCGACCCTCCATGGCGACCTCGAACTCCTCCTCTCCACAGAGGTCTTGGACCCCGCCACCAACAAGGCGTTGACGGATCGGGACGGTCCTATGGGCCGTCCCATCCACAAGCTGCTCTTCCCCGCCGATTTCCCCACCGCCCGCACCCGCACCGCCGTTCGGCAGGGGCTACTCCCCCTCTGTCGCCCCCTATGGTGCGCGGTGTCGGGCTTGGAACGCTCTATCCCCCGCACTCCCAAGGAGGACGGCCCGGTAGAAACGCCCCCGCAGGGTCATCCCGTCACGGGCTACTGATGACACTGAGAGAACTCTACGAGAAATTGGATTGGTCCTCCGTCGATGCCACCCATAAGCAGTGGGAGACCGATCACGACGAGGCGATACGGCTGGACCCCGGTGCTCTGCGTCAGCATCGCCTCGAACGGCTCTACCATGGCATCGACGCCCTGGAGAAAAACGGCGATATGCGGCATTGGTGGACCCTCCCGTCCTCAATACGGCAACAGGTGGCGGACCACTACCAATCGATGGGCTTGATCGATGCCAAGTAGCGTAACGGAGGACCAGCTGCGGCGGGTGTGCCGCATGTACCCTACCAATACCGCCGCCGCCAAGGCTCTTGGCTACTCGCGCCAGTACTTCTTGGAGTTGTGCAAGAAATATGGGGTCAAGAGGCCCGTAGAGGGTCATTTTCGGGGTCATAGTAGGGATGAGTGACCCCTTTATTGATCGTCCTCTACGGTCTCGTGGGTCTGTTGCTGTTGGTCGGCATCCTCTTTGGGTTGATGCTATGGGGGTGGTATCGCTATGTGACCTTCCTCAAGAAGAGGAGGGCAGAAATAGATAAATGCGCTTGACAACCTTACATACCGCGTCCGTAGGTGGTTGGCATGGCACGTCTAAAAGGCATACCAGAGGCAACACACTAGCTATGGCAGCACCTCAATTCGCAACGCCCGAACCGATCCGGTTCTCTGAAGAGGAGAAGGACAAGATCCTCGACCTCGTGGGTGACCTCTACGACGACGGCCTACAGGGCCGGATGGAGTGGGAGGGCAAGCACGAGCTCTACGACCAGATGTTCCGGGGCAATACCGAACCCCGCTCTGGCCCGTGGGAGGGGTCGGCGGACCTCCACGTCCAGATGCCCTACTGGTTGGTCGATTCAGTCAATGTGCGCCTTACGGCCGGCGTCTACAACCAGACGCCCCTCGTCGGTGGGCTGGCGGAGGAGGATGCCGACCAAGAAGTCTTCAAGAAGGCGGCGAACCTCGTAGAGTGGGATCTCCAGGCCAAGCGCATGAATGCGAGGAATCTGTGGAACAGGGCGTCTAAGATACGCCTCATCCACGGGTGCAGTGTCTCGCTACTGTCCTATGCGGCCGATACCTATAAGTACCGCACCAAGGACATCGTCCCGGAGGTGGTCGAGGATGAGGAGGGCGTGGCCCGCCTCGTAGACTCGGAGCAGATACGCGAAGAGGAAGGCGTCCTCTACGACGGTCCGGTGCTGACCCCCCTGGAGTGGGACGACTTCGTCGTACCCACCTCGGCAATGAATGCCCAGCCCAACCGCCCCTCCAATCCCGGCGGAGCAGATTGGGTCATCGTCCGCCAGTGGGAACCCCTCTCGTTGCTCTTCAAAAAGGCCGACTCCGCCTACGTTGAGATCGAGGGCGAAGAGGGTGACCGCGACTTTTGGATCAACGCGGCCCCCTCTCAGGATCGGTCCAGCAGTGCCGGGACCGGCCAGAACAACCGCAGGGTCCGCCAACAGGATGGGAGCGATGGTCTCAACCGGTCCCATAACTCGCACGATAAAGCATCGGCCCGCCCCAACCCCGAATTTGAGATACTGACCTATTTCGGTCCCTACCCGGACCCCGACACCGGCGATGACGAGGAGATGGTCATCTTCGTATCGCGGTCCCCCAAGCGGGTATTGGGGGCTTTTCGCCTGTCGGACCTCTACTTCCGGGGTCACCGTCCCTTGCTGGAGATGCATTACCAGACGGTCTCCACCCGCTTCTATTCGATGGGCATCATGGAGATCGTCCAGCACCTGTCGGCCGAACTCGACACCATCCACAATATGCGGTTGGATGTGGGCTTCGCCACCAACCTGCCTTTCTTCTTTTATCGGGCCTCTGCCGCTTTCGACCCGGACGAGGTAGAGCTAAAACCCCTCAAGGGCATCCCCGTGGATAACATCGGGGACGTGCAGTTTGCCGCGATGTCGAACGTCACCACCTTCTACCACCAGGAAGAGCAGATGCTCTATACGCTCGTTGAGCGGGTGGTGGGGGTGACGGACCTCTTCTTGGGGATCTCGCCCACGCGGGGGGCGGCCGCCCGTCATGCCACCGGCTTTGTCGGCACCCAGCAAGAAGCCTTGGCGCGTACCAGTGAGATCCTCAATCAGGATGCGGAGAGTTTCTCGTTTCTATGCCGCTTCATCTACGACCTTGAGATGCAGTATGGGCCGGAGGATCGCGTCTTCCGCTTGCAGGGGGAGTCGGGGCCGCAGACGATGGATCTCAACAGGGACGCCTTGTGGATGCAGGGCGAATACGACTTCCGCCTGGGGGCCAACCAGGGCAGTTTCTCCGCTCAGGTACAGCAGCAACAGGCACAGGCGATGTTGCAGATGGCGGCGGCGAGTCCGCTCGTCAACCAAGATCCGGGGCGACGGTGGGAGATCGAAGCGTTCTATCTGCGGAGTCTCGGCATCCGTGACCCGGAGACCTACATCGGTCCCAAGGCGGCGATAGCGCAGACCAACCCCCGAAGTCAGGACGAAGAGAATGGCGAGATGGCGCAATTCCTCTATGGCATCAACGCCCCCGCGCCGGTCCATCCCTCCGACAACGACCAGGAGCATCTGGGCCAGTTGATGGAGTTTATGAACTCGTCGGAGTACAGTGCCTTGGGCCGTCCCAATGAAGAGGGGTACATGGCGCACTTCGCCCTGCACCAGCGGCAGATGCAAGCCAAGCAGCTACAGGCGCAGATGCAACAGCAGATGGCGATGGGTCAGGAGGAGGGGGGTCAGTCCGGTCAGCCCGGTCAACCGAATGAGCAGGGTGGTCCCGCCCCCGGTGGTCAGGACCGCATGATGGCGCAGATGCTCAGTCAGTCGAATGGCAACATCCCCGGCTTGAGCCAAGAGCAACAGCCTCAAGCGTCGATCCCTAACCCGCCGACGTTTCCGACGCGGTGATCGACCCCAAGCGGAAGCGTGAGTGGCGCGACTTCACCACTCACAATGTGTGGAAGGATATGTTGACGGACCTCGGAGGGATGGAAGCGAAAGAGATAGGGCAACTGATCGACATCACCCGGCAGGGGACGTTTGAAGAGATCAAGCATCAAGCCGGTATCATCGACGGCATACAACGGACGATTAAGTTTTTGATCAATAAGGCCGAACAGGCGAGAGACCTATAGGGGGACAGGATGCCAGTAGACAACAGACAAGTCGAACAAATGATGGCTGCACTAACGTCGCCCGGTCGGGGCAGTCACTATGGACAGCAAATGTCGCAACGGCCCGCAGCGGGCACGATACGGGGCATCAGTAATGCACCCTCAATACGCAGTGGTCGGGGGGGGAATCCCTATGACCCAGCTAATCGAATGCCCGATTACGCGGGTAGGGGATGGGGGAGAGGCCCCTCAATGGGCACTGGAGAGGTGGGTGGTAGATTTTCAGGACTTTCCGCTGGTCAAGAAATGGAACTCCAGCAGAACGGATACACAGATATAGGTGATATACGTTACGTCCTAGATCGCACTACGGGTCAGGTGACGCAGTCGCCGCGTCCCGGCTCAGACGCCTGGCGAGCTTACTCTACGGGTGCTGCGGTACCAAATCCATACGGATCTCCGATGACTCTGGAGGATGAGATGGATTTACAGAGGGATATACGTCTTTTAAGAGGTGCTACAGGGATTCACCCAGGCGTTGGCGGTCCCGGTTCGATTTTTAGAAGGAAGTGAAATACAAAGATGATCGAACCGGCCCTTGAGCCTCGCGTTCAAGATACGGTGGCGCGAAACATGATCAACCACGGGCAGTACTTCCTGGTCTCCTTCCACCGTGGGGACGAGCCCGTAGTGGTCTTCAGAGGTATGGACGAGAAGAGATTCACCATCGTGCAGCATGAGCTCAAGACTGCACGACAACCTGTCACCTAACCCAGGAGGTGCATTGTGCCAGAGGGAAACAAAATGTATGGCTCGAAGACGCCCCGCAAGGCGTCCAAGACCAACAAAGGCGGCACTAAGGGGACCAAGGCGAAGAATACCGCCGCCCCCAAGCGCAAGATGTACTAGTAGCACCGCAACACCCGTAGAGTAAAATCGAAGTTATCTCGTCCGGTGTAGAGGACCGGGTCGGGGGGAGTGCCTCTACCATTCTCCCTCGGTCTCCTACACCGGACGTTTTTGTGTTCTGAGGACTATAATGTCTGAAGTACAACCCGATGTAAGTCACGCGGAGGACTCATCTGCCTCTGCATCGGACGGATACGGGGACTCGTCCTCCCTCCAAGCGGACAACGGATCGGTAACGCCCACTGACGCGTCAGAGCAGTCCGAACAAGGACCGATTCCGTACGACCGCTTCCGCGAGGTGAACTCGCAGAAGAATGAGGCCCAGGAAAATTTGGGCAAAGTGCAAGAGGCTTTTCGACAACGGGAAGCGCAGTGGCAGCAGTTTGCTCAAGGGGTCCAGCAACAACAGCAAACAACTCAACAGCAGACCCAGGAACCAGCCAGCACCGAACCGGACGGAGAAGAGCTCTACATCAAGCAGATGTTGGGTGACGACGAGACCGGCTCGAAAGTCTACGAGATGCTTGACCGGCACTTTAACCATAAGATCGGCAAGCAGGGCGTAGCGTCCAAAGACGAGATCATGGCAGAGGTAAAGGACTACGTGAACAAACAGACGGGCTCTATCCAGAGCACGTTTCACGTATCCAACCAAGTCCAAGATATGGTAGGCAAAGGGATGATCGGCCCAGAGGACGCGGAACGGATCACGGGTAAGGTAGCATCGGCCCTGCAATCCCAACCGCAGTGGGCGGAGAACCCGGCCAACATGGACTTGCTGATGTCCAAGATCGTCATGGACGAGATCAAGGCGGGACAGGTGAAACCGTACTCACAGCGGCGCACGATGGGGAGTAACACCCCCGTCGCACCGGGTCAGAACGGTAACTCCAACCAGGCACGGGAAGCAGAGCAGGGGAATTTGCGTAATGCTGCTAGCCGCTTCCGATCATTGCGCGGGTTAGTCGAGAAAAACGATATGAAGACGCTCGAACGATTGGGGCGCAACACGGCCGGTGACGCTACCGGCCAAGACCTCAACGCAATGATTAAGGAGCAGAGCTAATGGTAGAAATGCAACTGGAACCACCGCAAGAGTCGTCGGTGAAAGCGCGAGCCAACGCCGCGAACGAAGCGAAAGAAAAGTCGAAGGCGACCAACGATAGTGCCGATATCGAACGTGCCTTGGATTGGGCTATTGCTCAGTCTGAGGACGGTCATACCTGCCCTATCTGCGGGCACCGTCACATCCTCGAAGGCAAGACCCAACCGGGCAAGCTACGCGATCATATGGGCAGGGTACACCTGTTCCGGACGATAGCCGGGTTTGAGCGGGGGTCACTGGATGAGACTCCAACGGAGTTGGAGAAGGTGGACAAGATCATCGAAGCTACCGGCGAACTGGAAGTGGTCGATGATGACGATGCGTTCGATGCGCTCTACGTCCCGGCCGTGATCAAAGAACGAGCGACCCGCGATGGGGGGGGCGTCCGATGGGTGGCCCCGCGCAACGTGGATCGCAACAAGGACGTGGGATGGGAAATCGTCAAGCGGGAAGAGGGTGAAAGCATACCCAACCTGAACAACAGCAGTGAGGATGACGTGGTCCGCACCAATGAGATGGTGCTGATGCGGCAACCCCCACAGTTGAAGCAACGGATGGAGGCGATGCAAGCCCGCAAGACGGACAACCAAACCGCGTCCCGCAAAGAGGACTTTGATCGCAAGTTGGAATCACACGCCCGCAAAGTCTACGACACGGCCGTGCGTCATGGTGCGGATGCCACCCAGGCGAGGAACCTCGCCAGAGCGGCAGAGCGGGGGCTGAGTACTGGGTCTATTAATGTACGCGAAGGAAATAAATCGTAATGGCAAATCAAGATAGGGCCTATGGGTTCAAGCCCTGGGGTCCACTCCTTGCGGCCAAGCAGTTATACAAGGATGCCGCTGCTGCCGCTTTTGGTATCAACGATGTGGTCTTGCAGACCACGGACGGTGGAATTGACCCTGCCGGTGCGGTTGGTGCCAGCACTAATACCGTAGGCGTATCCTTGGTACACTCTGCAACGGGCACTGCGGGACGAGTGTTGTGCGCCATCGACCCCAATCAGATTCTCCAAGCACAGGACGATGGTGATGGCACTGCTTTAGCACAAACGTCAGTCGGCGCGACTGTTGATAATACCGTGACTACACTGAATACCACCACGAAAATATCGACAATGGAAATTGATACTGATACGATGGATGCAAGTGGCGCGGATGATAACTTTTTAATTATCGACTTGCTACAATACAACAACCCAGACAACACAGACGGCACTGCCAACGCATTTGGCGATTTTGCAGACTACGTTGTCACTTGGAACGTGCATCGCCATCATGGCGATTCCGTAGGTATATAGGGAGTAACTAACGATGCCAGCTATTAGCGTAACCGGTAATTTTAGTAATCTTACCACTCTGCGCGGCATAGATATGGTTATTCACCATGCCTATGACCAGCGCGACAAGATAGGACGCGGACTCTTCAACGTCCGCGAATCGACGCAGTACCAGGAAAACACGCAGACCGTTGGTGGGGTCGGCCTCTTGCAGACCAAGCTCGAGGGCGAGTCGATCAACTACTCTTCGATGACGGAAGGGCACAAGGGTACGTTTACGCACGTAGACTATGCTCTTGGTATGCGGGCCACCCGTGAAATGATGCGGGATGAGCTCTACGGGGTGATGGAGGATATGGCGATTGAACTAGCCTACTCCGCCAACGCTACGGAAGAGACTATCCTGGCAAACCATTTCAACAACGGGTTCTCGTCTTCATACACCGGCCCCGATGGCATCGAATTGTTTTCTGCCGTTCACGTTCGTGAAGATGGCGGCACCTACCGCAACGAGCCTTCTTCACACGCGGACCTTTCCAAGACCTCCCTGGAGGCGGGCCTCATCGATTTTCGCAAGAACTTCGTTGATGGCGCGGGCAAGAAACTGGCGATCCGGCCCAAGTATCTGTTGGTCTCTCCGGACACGCAGTTCACGGCTGCTCGTCTGCTCGACTCCAGTGGCAACCCCACGGTCAACTACGGCGGTTCCGGCGATTCGGAATCGGCGATCAACCCGATCAACGGGTTGGGCTTGCAGTTGGTCGTGTGGGATTATCTCACCGATACCAATGCGTGGTTCCTCCTCGCTGAGAAGGCGAACCACAAGTTGGTATGCTACACCCGCGAAGAGTTCAATACCGACTACATCTATGACTTTGACACCAAAGACTACAAGATCAGTGGTCAGTTTGCACAGTCTTCCGGCTGGGGCGATCCCAGAGGTATATACGGTACGTCCGGCTCTAGCTAGACGTTCATCGATGGTGCGGTGCTTTTCGGAGCACCGCACCACCGCCATTGTATCACCAGTAAATAGAATTGCGAGGGCATCAGTATGGCGGCACCATCAACAGGAGCAGGGACGCTAGTAACACAAAGCGCACAGTCTGGGCACAATGGCTACTTAGTGTGGCTAGGTGAGTGGGCTGGAACTGGCGAATTCACCAACGAAGTAATCGTAGACATCAGTGCTCTTACGACCTACACAACTTCACTCAAGATTATTAAAGGGTATATAACGGCATCAGAGGGCATCAGTGCTAAATTAACGCTAGATGCTGGTACTGATGTGCCGATTGCAATGCATCCTTTGGCAGCGTCAAGTCGCATCGATTTCGACTATTCAGATGTACCCGGTGGCGGCATCACTGAAAGTGGAGACTTGTTGCTAACAACGCTTTCAGCAGCGGCATCCGATACTGTTTTTATATACGTCGAGTGGAAGGCTTATTGATCGATGGCTAAGACACTTGGGGTCGTCATCAACGCGGCTCTCAAGGATATCAAAGAGCCGGAAATCACTGAGTTCACCTCGACCAATATCCTTGAGCAAGCACTGATTGAAGAGGCCAATAACGCCAAGCGGGATGTCCTCAGTCGCAAGCGGTTTAACTGGGGCCTGTCTCGTACTACGCTTACGACCACCGACGACATCACCACCGGCACGGTGGCGGTCACCAACGGGTCTACGACGGTCACCTCGAAGGACGACGATGGGGTTGCCGCCAATAACTTTGGCTCGGTGGCGGTGGGTATGTACCTCCGCGTTGCGTCCGACAAGGTCTCCTACAAGGTCACCGCTATCGACACCGATAGCAGTCCCGACACCCTGACCATAGAGACCGCTTATGTGGGTACTACCAGTACCTCCGCCTCTTATGTCATCCTCCAAGACGAGTATGGGCTGAGTACGTCCGATCTGGACTCGATCCAGTTTGTCACGTTCAGCGAGGGTCAGACGTGGTTCGGTCATAACAAAGGCACCGGCCCTAACAACGAGGTCGGCGTCGTCGATATGCCTGAGCTCCTCTCTGCGTCGGGCGGTGACTTCCACCGCAACACGGCCGGCAAGCCCATCGCCCTGGCGCGGATCATTGCCGATAGCAGCGACCAACCCGTCTACAAGCTATGGCCTTATCCCAAGGACGAGTATGTCCTCGACCTCTGGTATACGACCAAGTACACCGAAAACACCACCTTCTCTACCAACCTGTTCGGGGGGGATGCACCGGACTTGGCCTACGACGCGGTGGAGTACCGCGTATGTGCTCGTGCGGCTAAGTGGGATCGCAACTACGTCGAACAGCAATACTGGATGCAGCAGTATCAACTTGCCATCATCAACCTCATTCGGGGACCGACGACGATCACACCCAACAGCATGAGTGTGGCGACCTACCGACGTTCCTACGGTGCCAACGTGCGAACGGAGTCGCAGGTTTACTTCGATACCAAATCGGTGCGGAGGTAATCATGGCAGGGTGGCGCGAAGAGGGATACCAGCGGTTTGGGGAAGGCATAGACCGCACCTATGCCGTCGATAACCCGGACTTTCCGGATGGTGCGATGTGGGATGCCGTCAACATCGTCTATGACGGTCCCGCCGACAACCCGGAAGCGATGGGTGGTTATCAGCAGCTGGGTGCGACGATTGGCGGTACGCCCATCATCACGGGTCTCTTCGACTATGCGGAGGGGACGCAGTTGGTTGCTACGGGTGATGACGGCAAAGTCTACAAGCGCACTACCGGCGACTTCGCCCAAGTGACGGACGGCACCGGCCTCAACACCACCGCAACGACTCGCGTATCGGGCTCGATGTTTTATGGGGATACGACCAACGCCGATATCCTCGTCCTCGCCAACGGTCAGGACGCGGTCAAGAAATACAACGGCACCGCGTTATCGGCTTTGGGGGGCAGTCCACCAACCGCCTCTAATTTCCCTACCGCCTTCATGGGCAAGCTGTTCCTGGCGAAGGGCGACACCCTCTACTACTCGGTCACCAGCGACTGCGAGGATTGGACCGGCACGGGTAGCGGCAACATCCAGATATACCGGGGGTATGGCGGCGACATCACCGGCCTCTACGCCTTTGCGGGTAACCTCTTCATCTTCAAGCGCACTAAGATTTTCCGCATGGCGATGGCGGCGACGATCAACGAGGTATCCATCGAGATCGTCAGTCCCAACATCGGCGCGATATCCCACTACAGCATCCAAGAGGCGGGGCCAGAGGGGGGTGGTTATCTGATGTTTATGAGTGACTCCGGCGTCGAGGCGTTGATCCCTACGGAGCGGGCAGGTTCGTTCGTCACGCGGGATGCCAGCCAGCCGATCTCGGAGCTCATACGTAGGCGCAATATGGTGTATGCGGATAATACGTTTGCCGTCTTCAACAACGAGCGCAAAGAATACTATAGCTGGTCCCCTGCGACAGGCAAGACGGTGCCCGCCTATTGCCACATCGCCAACACCGCTCGTCGGCGCAAGCCGGTGCGGTGGACCCGCGCCGACCTACTCAACATGACGGCAGGGACGATGTTGAAGTCGTCTGGCGAGTATATACAGGTGGTGGGCAACAACGGGGGTCAGGTGTTCCAACTGCACTATGGCGACAATCGGTCCAATGCCGGATATCGCAAGTACATCTACACCCGCG